GCCGTTGCAGTTTTCGTAAGGGGTTTTGAGTTTGACGCCGCTGAAAGGTATTTCAGCACCTGTCAAGCAACATGGGCAACCGCACTTACCGAAGCATCCCATTTAGCAAATCTCCACGGCTAGCCAACGATTACCAACCCGAAAGCAAATCAAACTAGCCCCGTTTGGTATCGCCGATCCAGCGTTCAAAACCTCGATGTCTGACCCGAACAAATTTGACAATACCCTAGCATCCGAAATCTGCTTTGCCGATGCCGTCCCTACGCCCAACGTGGTTCCCGCCCTAGCCGTGATCGCCGACGTAGCCACAGCCACAAGGATATCGGCAGTTGATACCAAATCCGAACTAATAGAGCCGCTTGGCTTCGTCGCTCCGATCATGCCAAGCAAGGCCTGGCTGTCGGCATTGTTAAAAGCGTAAAGCGTTGTATCGGCCATTCTAGGAAGTCCTGATTATGGTGGAGAATTCGACTTCCTTTTTGCACCGAAAAACCAACTCGGCTGGATTCGCCGCTTTTGCCCCTGATCCGTTTAAGGCCCCTATCATTGGGAAGTGCTTAGTATCGTCCATGTATCGCACTTTATTGCCACCGTCGAGATAAAACGGCCCAATGTCGGCCCGCTTCTCATCGTGCGTGTCAGGGTCATAGGTGACCTTGTATTTGGCTCTCCACGCTGCATAGCCCGCATATGAGCCTAATTCGGCCTCTTGAACCTCCAGGAGTAGGGTTCTAGCCGCAAACGTCTGGCCGAGAGCCGTGAATGCCGTTGTGTTTACAATGTCGTTTCGGTCGAGGAAGTCTTTTAGCTTTAGCCCTGGGTCGTCGAACTGCACGAAAGAGAACTGGCAAAAACTCGATGTATCGGTTAGCGGTTGGTCGAAAGGCGTACCCGCTGAATTGACCGGGTATTTAGATGGGCTTGATCGATCCTTGGCTAGAACCTTTTCTTTCGTCACAAACGAATCGATTTTGAAAATCGGTATCCACGTTGCCGGGTCTGGATTGGATTCGCTGTTCTGTTTTTGTTCTTCCGTCCCGGTTTGGAATCGAGCCGTGACATTCCAGTAAAGAGCGTGCTTTTCCTCTCGATCGCAGTCCACGCTATCGCAAATCAAGCCTAGTGGCCCGTAGAGCAATCCGGCCCGAGGGAGTCCAGGCGTATCATAGAGGATGCTTTGGCGGTTGGATGTAACTTGATCGGTCTTTACCCGGTAGTTCCAAGTTTCGCCGAGGATGAGTTGAAAGCCTTGGCCCTTGCGAGCAAAACCTGAACCCTTGCGAAGTTCCGCGCCGACCAATTCGTTAGACATTACCTTGCCCTCGCTACTTGCTGCTGAGTCTCTGCTAATCGGTTAGCCTTTTGCGCTTCGAGCAATAGCGAATCCTGCCATTTCTTCCGCTCTGCTTTTTCGGCTGCGTCGGTTCGCTGAGACAAGAGGAACGCTGCCGCCTCTTTGGATCCGGCTTTGAGGGCAGGGGCGATGTTTTTGGCAATGTCAACCGCCGGGTCGGATAGCTTTTGCTGGACCTGAGCCTGCTTGGCAATGTTCGCCTGCCCCATCGATCCGGCTTGCTGCTCAGGCGTCAACTGAGCAAACAAAGCCCGTAACCTTTGGATTTCCGCTGTAGCCTTTTGCTTGTCGCTCATCATTTCTTTTTCGATCGCTGCCGATTCGCTCATCGCGTCTTTGCGTTGCCTCTCCGCGTCCACTAGCTTTTTCATGTTGTCGAAACGCTCGATGTCTTGCTGCTTGTACCCGTCGCGGGCCTGCTTTTGCCGCCTTGCTTCATCGTCGCCTAGTGTGAGCTTGTCGTATTCTTCGCGTAACTTGGATAGGTCGCCAAAAGTCTTTTTTTGGAATTCGATATCAGACTTGAGCGTGTTCACTCGAAGATTTTCGGCCCTGGTTCGCTCCATTTCAGCTTCGGCCAGTCGCTTTGATTGCTCGACTTGCTCGGCTTTCTTTTTGGCTATTTCGCCCTCTTGGTTGGCCGCCCTAATCAACGCCGCTTCCCGGTCTAGTTCCGCGTCTTTGATTTCTTGGCTCTTGTCTAGCGTCGCATTGAGGCCATCCATCACCGCGCCGACAAGGCCCGAAGTTAGGTCCAGATTACGAACTGACTTGGACGCACTCTCGATGCCCGTACCGATCCCGGCAAAAAGCGAAGCGTAAGCATCCGAGGCTAGCTTGATGTTGAATCCAACAATACCACGTTCGCCGCCGCCCTCGCCTCCAATGCCCTCCCGAAGCATTCCAGTAACTTGCTTGAGCATCGGCATCAAGTCGGTTCCAAGGCTGATCGCCGCCGCTTTGATTTCGCTTTCCATCTTGGCGAACTGGCCCGACATAGATTGAGACAGCCGCTCATTCATGCCGTAAAACAACCCGCCTTCCGACGTGGCCGTCTGGAATGCCCTGGCCACCATCTCAGCGGATATCTGCCCGTCCTCCATCCGCTTCTTTAGCTCGACCATGCTGATACCAGTGGTCCGGCTGATCTCCTGCAGCGGATTGAACCCGCTGTTGATCATTTGCAAGACTTCTTGCCCCATCAATCGGCCCGCTGCTTGGGTCTGACCGAATGCCAACGAAAGGCTTTGGAACTTGTCGCGATTGCCAAGGCTGATCGCTGCTAGCCGCTCAAGGTGCTGAGATACCCGCGTCGATTCAACGCCGAACTGCATCAACGTCTGCCCGGCCCTGGCGAATTCGCCGTAATTCAAAGGGCTTTCAACGTCGAGAAGCTTGAATTCTCTCAGGAGCGTATTGGCCCTGGATGCCGAGCCCGTCATAACCTCGAAAGCGATCGCGTTATTCTCTAGTTCCGTCGCAAGCAAAACGGATTTCTTGATTGCCTGAAACCCTGCCGCAATGCCGATGTATTGGTTCGCAATCATCTGTAGCGATCGCATTGACGACGCTTGAGAATTCATCGCCAGGGATTGCTTGTTTGCCGCCGCCGTTGCTGCTTCGGTTTCCCTTGCGAATCTCTTATTGGCGTCTGCTACCCAGTTGGCGTAATTGGCCGCCTCTTTTTCCGCTTGAGCTAGCTTGCGGTTCGCCTCTGCCGCTCGATCGGCATAGATCGCCGCTACGCCATGTTTCTTGGCTAGAGCATCCACCGCCGCGTTGTACGTGTTCGCGTCAAGTTTTCCCGCTTGGTATTGCTTGTCCAGGAATGCAACGTCTTGGGCCATCCGTTGAAATGGCGTGTGGCTTGCCTCGATGATCCTTTCAAGCCTTGCCGCGCTGTCGGCTAGAGCCTTTTTCGCTTCTGCCGTCCTGATTGCTTGGTCCGCTAGCTTTTTTTCGGCTTGTAGCTGCTCTTCCATTTTGTAGGTAAGAACGCCGAATTTTTTGGCTAAGAACTCTTCGCTTTGGGCGAACTGCTCGGCACTAATCGCACCCTCTTTGAAAGCCCTGTCCATGAGCTTCATCTGCTCATGGAACTTATCGAGAGGCGTTTCAGATTGCTTAAGAATCGACGTAATGCTGCGAAGTTCGCCTCGCATGAACTCGCCGCCGTCGGCATTCATCCCGATTCGGATATTCGCTACGTTAATCGTTTGCGCCATAGCTACTTGCCTCCGAATCCGAACATCGATTTCACTTGGTTCGCCATCGCCTTACAGGATTCCGCCGATTGCTTGAGAATCGAGGCTGCGCTAACCTTGGGCCTATAGAAGCGATCCGGCATAAAATCCGATGCGTCAGGCGGTTCTTCATCGGCCCGTGCGTAGAGGGGCAAATAGAGGGCTTCTAAGAGCTTCGCAGTCTGCATCCAGCGTTCCCCCATCGGTTCCACCATGTCCCACGCTAGCCACTGATTTAAAGCCCCAGCGGGTAGACTTTGCATCCACGCCGCCGGATCCTGGATTCCCCATTTCAAGCAGAGCCTAAACGCCACTTTCAGGCGTCGGCTCTTTCTGATTTTTTTGCTAAGGCCTCGATCTCCCCTTGGTCGTACTTGTTGATATCCAAGCATTGATCGTAAAGAGGCCCAACAACCGAACGCGGAAGGTCTCGCAGTACGTTAGGATCCGTTACAACCCGCTGCCCTGATTCATCCCGAAGACAGTAGGCAACCATCACCCGCCGATGTGCTGTCCAGTCATAGCCCTTTTTGGTTTGTAGCTCGACTTCCATGTTTGCCGCATCCGATTCGGATAGCTCATGGATGAAATACTGCTTGCCCTTGACCGTGACCGGCTCGACGGCCAAATCACGCCTTGCCAGTGCAAGGAATTCGTCTTGGTTACTCATCGTCCTCTTCGCCCTTTGCTTGTGCGATTGCTTCGAGTGCTGCCTTAACGAAGGTGCGCGAAACTTGCTCAGGCGGCTGAACCTTGGCTGGATAGCCTTGGATCGCTTCGAGTTGTGCTCCGAGCGATGCGATTTCCTCAGCCGTCAAAGCATCATGCGGGAAT